TGATAGACGCCTTTAATATTTTGATCTGCAATGTAAAATCTAAGCGACTTAGATCGGTATACATTGGGACGGCGAACCCCGAGACCTCGCCCGGCTCGAAGCAGGAAGGTTCGAAATCCTTGTTGCTTGATTTCGCATTCGAGACGTAAAGTGAACCTGATATCCGTGGAAAACTGGTCTTCGATAAATTCCTCGGTATTGTCGGCGGTGTAGCTTGCTTCAGTAATCTGGGACCGCTTAACCTCATTAGCATCAGCAAGCGGATAAGCTCTCCCGAACAGCTTCCGCCACCGATTGTTGGCGATTGCTTCTTCGCCTGCGGCAAGCGCATGATCGGCGAGATCAAGACCTTTCTTAGCCTTCTTGTGGAAGGGTTTGTAAACTTTGACATGCTGCCCACTACCAAGCGCATTATAGCGATCTTGCTGAGGCAGCTCAGACAAGTAGAAAAGAAAGTCGCGCATCATCTGCCCACAAGACCCGAAAGAGGTCGTGTCGTAGGTAGATCGGCCGACAAGAAAATTGTGGGCAAGCGTGTCAACGACCAACCCACCCATTGCGACACCATGCTTGTTTTTCCAAGCTCGGGTCATCTTAGCTAAGCGACGTAGGTTACCGTTCTTCTCGCCGTCGATCTCGCGAGTAGCCGCTATCTCTTCGCGCGGCTTCGTTAGCCTGTAGCGCCCTTGACCTTTGGTGCATGGATACCAGAGGCCTTCATGATCCTCGAATACGGGCTGAACCTCAATTTTGAAATTTTTGTATTCTACAACAACAACCGGAGTGTCGACATAGACCGTCGTAGTTTTGTAACGATCTTGGATCGCGTCTGCAGTATCACGAAGCAGCTGGTAGGGTTTGTCTTTGTAGACCTCCCATTTGCCATTGGGCATGATGTAGACCATGTCGAGGTCCGAGATGCCCTTTATGCCCGTGTAACGACCGTAGGAGCCGACCTGGAGAGTGTTGGCCTCGCGACTTTCCGTATCGCGAAATTGCTGGTTTAGTGCTCGTGTGACCTCGTTATATCGAGTGCCAATGTTGAGCGCATTGTCGATCGCGATGTTCGCAAACAACGTCCTGAAATCGTCCACCCTGCTTATGTCTGCCTCCGTAGCTGCGCCAACCGGTGCCCCCGAGCGCTATCTTTGCCGAAAACGTGGCTATTGATCCCGTTTTGTTCAACCCTCCGCGATGACCATAAATAGTCGCGATGCCGAATTCTAAGACACTACAGCAGCCCAATACCGCTGCAAAACACACGCAGACGATCATGGCTGAGCTTGTCCCCAACCTTGTGTGCCAAATGGACGAGATCACGCAGGCGCGGCCAGGTCAGCCTACCAAGCGCACCGCGGCGTTGATCGAGGAAATGTGCCTGCGAATGATGCGCGGCTCCAGCCTACTGATGATCTGCCAGCGCCTCGATATGCCTGGCTATTCCACGGTGATGCGCTGGTGCAAGGATGACCCCGACCTGCTTGCCGAGTTCGACGCCGCTAGGGAGATGACCGCCTACGCCATCGACGAGTTCAACGAGGTGATCGCCAGAGGCATCGCACCTTACAGCACTGGCGATTACCGACGCGACGAACTGCTCGTGAACATCAACAATCAGCGCAAGCGCCACCTCAACCGCCGCAAGTTCGGTGACAAGGTGCAGATCGAGCACCAGATGGCGCAGCCCGTAATCCTCGATCTCGGCACCATCGAGGGTGAAGGCGGTGACGGCGTTTAAGCCAGCAGCCGATACACGGTAGCTCGGTTGCATCCTAGCAGCCTGGCTATCTCGGGTGCCTTCATCCCCTTGCCTTGCATCTCTCGCACTCTGCCAGGGTCTATGCGGGCCTTTGCACCCTTGTATGCCCCACGGGCTTTCGCTGCCTCTATGCCCTCTCGCTGACGCTCAGCACGCAAGCTAGTCTCGAACTCCGCAACACCACCCATGATGGTAAGCACCAACTTGCCCATGCTGGTAGTCGTGTCGATGCCTGACTGCTCCACACAACGGAAGCCAACACCCTTGGCATCAAGTGCTGCCATCATGTTGTGGAGGTCGCAAGAGGAACGTGCAAAGCGATCTAGTCGAGTGACAATCAAGACATCACCCTCACGCACGAAGTCTAATGCAGACTGCAACTGTGGACGTTCCGCATTGGTGCCGCTTTGCTTCTCACTGAACATCTTCTCGCAGCCAGCCTGAGCCAGTGCTTCAAGTTGTATGTCCAGGCTTTGATCCGTAGTGCTGACACGAGCATAACCAACCAGCATGTTGCAGTCTCCTCTAAGACCCTCATGCGATTGTGTCTTACGTCCGAGAGAGCAAGAGCCTAGTGCGACAACTTTGCATGGCTGCACACAGGTAGTCCCTAGTGCGACTAGGCTAGGGATCAACGAGCCCCTACAAGGGTCTATTAGGCTTGGCGCTACCCAACTACCCAGAGCAACCCCCTTGACCCTCTGCGACCCCTCGTAGGGGAGGCTTGAGCCCTGGGTGTATATACCCTTCCTGACGCTAGGGGGCGGGTGCGGCACACGATATCTATTTTCGCAACTCAAGATCCGTTTGATGCTTGCATCGCATATCATAGAGCAGGGGAGATGAGGTCTGTCTTAACTGCTCACCTCCCTGCTCACTCAGCCTACTTAGGAACGTCAGGCTTCGGTCGCGATACTTCTTCAGTCTTCCTTGCCGCTTCCTCCTCAAGCTCCTTCGCCGTTTTCGCCTTAGGCGGCGCAGGCGGAACTACTCCTGGAAAGGCAAACCCAGGCAGAATGAGGCTGTATGGTATAGGGACATACGGGGGTATTGGCGCACCTCCAGGAGGGACTGGCTTCCCTGCCTTCCCAGTCTTTTTGGCAGCAGGTGGCGGGGCCTGCACCACATAGACGATTGTTGGTGTTGGCGCACTCGGCTCTTTTGCCGCCTCGATCTCGTAGTCTTTCACGATCGGCTTCCAGTTCGTCGCAAGATCGAAATCTATTCGGTAAGAGTTTGACCTACTGCTATCAGCTCCGCCGGAGACGAAGAACACGTCGATCTTTCCCTTAAATTTCTTACTTCTCACGAGGAATATGCTCCCGGTGACCCGAAAGCCAGGAAGCCGAAGGCGAGGGTTGCCTGTCGGTATGCGCTCCATTTGCTCGCGCATGCCTTCGAGATTTAAAAGAGGTCCGCTTAACTTCGGCGCTTGGCGAAGCGACTTTTGGAACCCTCCGGTCGTGCAGTCGATGGTAGGAATGGCGGCTTCATTGGGCGCAGGGTCTTGCCAATAGACAATGATTGGCTGCTTCGTCTCGATTCCAAGCGATCTGCTCGAAGAGTGCTCCGCGCCAAGCGCAACTGAAATGCTCGTCGCAACGGGAACAGTCCCGCTTAGCGAACTTCCGTCTGCTGCCTCATAAGACGTCTTTGCCGTGATGAGCCCGCCCATACTGAACGTCTTCACATTATTGTTTTTCTGCAGAAAACTCTGCACGTCGCACCTGATGTTTTGAACTATCTCACTAAAAGGAACTGCCTGATCACTTTTGAGAGGAGTTAAGTCGATATGGTCACCCCCGCCTAAGAACCCACCAGAGCAACCTGACACACCAAGCGCTCCAAGCACCAAAAGTTTTCTCATACTGCCCCCAGGATGAAGTGATGATCAAATCCGCATCATCGCGGATAAGGCAAGCTGCCGCAGTTCGAATGGTTTGGAAACAACAAAAAGCGATTTAATTGCGATCTTAAATAGTCGATGCAAAGCACGGCTGAAAGACGAGGAATTAGGCACGACACAAGCAAGCGCAACCGCGATCAGGTAGCCGCGCACAGGCTTGTCACGACAGCTGGGCTCAAGTTCTTCCTCAATTATGGTGGCTCTGGAGGTGGTAAGAGCTTCTTTTGGCAGGATGTTATTATTGAGCGCGCCAATCGCGCACCCGGCTCGCGACACGCCATCTTCCGACTTACTCGCAACTCGTGCGAGAAGACCCTCTTCGACAAAACCCTCCATGAGGTGCTTGATAAGGCATGGCCCGGTCTCAAAGATCAACCAGGGTTTGAGATCAGCCAATCCACCATGACCGTCACGCTTCCGAACCAATCGAAAATATTTTTCGATGGCTTGGACGAGAACCGCATGACGAAGGTTCTTGGCGACGAGTTCAACACCATCTGGATCAACGAATGCAACGAGGACGGTCTGTCCTACCAGCAGGTATCTACCCTGCTCTCTCGTCTACGTGCTCGCACCGAAACCATCGACGGCAAGGTGCTCACGAACAAGATGTTCTTCGACTGCAACCCACGCTTTTACAGCGATTGGGAATACAAGGCGTTCATCCAGAAGATCAATCCTGAGGATGGCGATGCACTCCACAAAGCGGATCAGTGGATCGCGTTTAAGATGGAGCCCGATGCCAACAAAGAGAACCTGCACGAAGACTACATCGACAGCCTCATGGCCGGTTCAGCTTCTGCGAGGCGCAGGTATGTTCTGGGTGAATGGTCAGACGAGAACAACAATGCGCTGTTCACCGAGGCAATGTTCCGCGACCACCGCGAACCGCTTCCGAACGAACACGACACCCCAGAGCGCATTCGCGCTTACCTGTTCGAAGAACGCGGCATCAATCTCGTCCGCACAACCATCGCCGTCGACCCTGCGAAGACCCACGACGCCAAGAGCGATCTCACTGGCATCACCGTGCAGTCGCTTGCCGATGACGGTCACGTCTATGTCCTTGCCGACTACAGCGAGAAGGCATCCCCGGTCAGCATCTGCGAAACGATCCGCGACGCCTATCATGCCTGGGGCGCTCAACGCATCGTCGTGGAAAGCAATGCTGCTGGAACCTGGCTCGATAGCACGCTCCAGCTGGTCTGGCCGAACGCCCCCGCGCTCAAGAATATCGCGGCTACCAAGCAAACCGGCAACAAGACCGAACGCGCGGAGCCCGTTGCGGCACAATATGAACGCGGGATCGTCCACCATGTTGGCACACACAAGGAGCTAGAAGCTCAGATGGCCGATTGGGGAAGCCCTGCCAGCCGCCGCAAGTCACCTGACCGCATGGACGCTCTCTGCTGGGGCGTCACGGAACTACTAGACCTCGCGAACGAGAAGAAGTTGCCCGCTGGTATGTGGACCGTTCTCGCACCCGGTCTCTGGTGAGCGGGCTCAAGGGCGACTCTATAACAGGCATTTAACTTTCGAGCCCTATACTTGCCCTATGTTTCTCAAAATTCTTCGTTGGATCATAGGTGGCCTGCTAGGTTCCGCCGGCGCATGTTCGCTCATCTTGGCGGCTCTTATAGCTTGCTTCGTGAACGATGCAAAAGCAGCCTCGAACGCTACATTACTAGCTATTGTGAGCCTTATTTTAGCTGCACTCGCCATCGTCTGCATTCCGTCGAAGCGCCGTGCAACGAAAGCCACGGCGAAACAGCGCGAAGATGCTCTTCAAGGAGAGCTGTTCGAGCGCCCCCGAATTATGCCGGCTTTGGTTTGTGTCGTCACCCTCCCAATGGCCGTCATCTGCGCTCTCGGCACGCTGACGGTCCCTGTTATAGGCTTCACAAGGCCCTCGGCCATCAACATCGAGTTCTTCTGCTTTGCATTCTTCTTCCCGCTTTGCGCCTATGCGTTCGGCAAGGTTGTTTGGGACACTATCAAAACTTGGGGTTCACCTCTGATCATTGTCGGTAAGGATTCCTTGCAAATCCCACACAACACACCTGAGCTTCTTCAATGGTCAGACATAAAGACGATATCAACATACAGGCTCAAGTATAGCACCTTCTTGAGATTGGAGCTTAATGACCCGGCGAAGTTTGATAACACTAGGAAGCGATGGGCATACTGGTGGGATCGGCGTGGAGTTTCGGTCAATATAACTAGCGCACCCCAGCGAATTTTGAGCGCGGTGTCCAAGGCATTTGAGAGTGCATCGAGGCCCGAGCAGCAAGACCTTCTAAGCCAGCGTTAGACCAACTTCCCACAGGTTAAATAGTGGCAGACCCTGTGGGAGAAGCCATGAAGATCAATGAACCAACCCCAGAGATGGCCGCATGGCACACAAGGGCTCGACTAGTCCGCGATGTGACCGCTGGAGAACACCAGATTAAGCTCGGAAAGGAAGAATACCTTCCTCGTTTCCGCGCCAAACAGTCTAACGAGGAATACGACCGCTTTCTAAAGAGCACGTCTTTCTTTCCCGCGACTGCCCGCACTGCACAGGGTCGTCGCGGTCTCATGTTCGCCAGGAACGTGGTCCTGAATGGCACTGCGCTCGATCCGATCAAGAACGTCCTGACCCCACAGGGCGATGACTGGCGCAGTGTCGCAGAGCATATCGTCTACGATACGTTCCAGACCAACTACACCGGCTTGCTCGTCGATCACCCGGCTGCGCCAGAAGGAGTCGAACTCAACGCCGACAATGCTCTGGCTGAGGGCTTCCGTCCCTTCCTGCACGTCTTCCGCCTTGAGTGCATCTTGGAAGCTACCCGTGGCCTCGTCCGCAATCAGCAGAAATTCGTTCGCATCCGCATCTTGGAAAGCGAAGATCGCGTCCTCGAACTGCTCCTGCTCAACGGAACATACGTTCAGCGCGTCCACAAGCACGAGGGTGGCCAGTGGAAGGTCGAGCAGCGAACTCCTGGCAAGGATGGCCAGCCGCTAACCGAGATCCCATTCGAGATCGTCAGCGACAACAAAGCCGCACTGCCCCAGCCAAGCGTCCTCGAGGACGTGGCCCGCCTGAACATCGCCCACTACATCGCCCAGGGTCGCATCAACGCCCTGCAGGTGTTCGGCTCGGGCCTCGTGCCCATCCTCAAAGGCGTTCAGCCCGAGAAGCGCATCGTTGACGGCGTGGAGAAGCTGGAGGCTCCCGAGCTACAGTTTGGCTCTAACGGCCAATACCTCCTGCTGCCCAACCCTGAGAGCGACTTTGGCTTCCTCGAACCTCGCGGCTACATGGCGGCCGATCTGCGC